AGTTCGTTGTTGTCATCTTTAACCAACTGTTTGTAGCCATCTAGCTTTGTACCATGTTGGTTATATACAGGTTCTTCACGTACCTGAAACGTTAGTTCTTGTGGTAACATATTGTTCCTCCTTTGTTAAATTCGCCAAGGGCGAGGGATTAGTGTTATTACCCTCATGCTTTCAGCTACAGATATACATTCATCATTTGCCTACTCACAACCACCTTCGAGTACCTCAGGCATTTGCCCATACTTCATCTCAAGTGTACCTTACGCCTCTGTATAGACGTTATTCAGTCAGCCGATACAAGACCGTCATCCTGTATCACGAAACTTTTAAAACTTATTCTACAAACGACAGTTGTCTATCTATATGGGATAGCAACCTCATCTCAATATATGTTTTTGCTTTCTTCTTTGCAAGACCATAAGAACCAGCAGTTCCTATGACCTTTTTATCAGCATTAATGTAACTATCATCTACTATGATCTGCCAAGACTCATTTCCTGTATAGCTAGATGCTCTACTGTTCTTTACTAGATGAATCACAATATCATCATTGAATGTTCTAGGAACTGTTGCAGTATAGTGTCCTTTAGTTACTTTACGATATGGCATTATAGACCTTCCTTTCGTTTAAAATGGTATATCTGCTCCTTCATCATCATTACTACTTGATGTATCATTAGATGAACTTGCTGATCCTTTTGTTCCGACAATCTTAATATCACCAGAAAACTGTGGAACTACAACTTCTGTTGCATATCTGGTTTCACCATTATGTTCATATTTTCTAGTTTCTAATTGTCCTTCTACATAGATTTGCATTCCCTTTTTGTAATGCTTCTCTACTGTTTCAGCTAATCTTGGATCGAACACAACTACATTGTGCCATTGTGTTCTTTCTACTAGTTCACCTTTAGCATTGTTAAACTTCTCATGTGTTGCCACTGATAGCTTAGCGAACTTCTTTTCTTTACTAGATATTTTAACCTCAGGATCGTTACCTAGATTACCTACTAGTATTACTTTATTGATCGTCATTAATACGCTCCTTCCATTCTGCGTTCTACTTGATCTTGACATAACTCATCAGTTCTATCTCTGACTGCTAAATCAACTTCTTCGTCTAACCATTCTCTCCCTAATAGAAACATTAATGTGTATCGTTTCCATTTGGGAATACCATAAAATACACTATGGCATACTTCTAAATGGTCATAACCTTCATAATAATCTTCTAGAGATTCTGATACTATATCAGATCCCCAGCTTTCTATTTTCTGTTTAATCATGTATATAGTTTCCTTCCGATTAATTTATCTACTTGATCTCTATCTAATCTATAGTAACCCCATTGTTTTCTATCTAATTCAAAATTAGATTTCTTTAATGTTTTAACTATACCACCAACTAAATCCCAAGCATTAAATCTAACTTTAATTTCTTTATCACCTTCTTGATAATGTATTTGAAACATATTGTTATCAGGTGTCATAGAAATATTAGTTATGTTTTTACCATAAAAATACTTATGGTTTCTTACTATTTTTCTAGGCATTATTTCTTAGTAACTTTTAACTCTGTTACTTTAGATTCATTGGCTGTAGAAAATTTAGATTTCATTTGCTCAACGTATTTGTTGTTGTCAAATAGACCTAAGAATACATCTGCTGCCATACCTAGATGCGACATTGCTTTGGTCATAGCATCAGTCATAGCTTTCTTGGGTGCTTCGTCATCTAATGAACCTTTAGTATTGTATAAAGGATTGACTGCTGACACAGGACCATACCAATTAAATTCACTATTGGTATCTTCACGCCAACCTATTTTAAGTTCTGCAAATACATTCTTTTCTGTATAAGTATATTGTACGTTGTAAGTCCAACCAGAACCAACTGGACCAAACTGATCTGTCATTTTCATGACTTGATACATAGGATCAGTCGTTGTTAAATCTCTACCAAACTTGTTGAATGCTTTGGTAAATTTTGGATCAGTATGTTTGAAACTGTCCCAGATGCGTTTGTTATCACTCATTTAAAATATAACTCCTTCTGTTTATTTAGTTTGTCTTTGTGAATCCAAGCTATAACATTTCTGTTATTCTTGTTTTTTCGTCTTTCACCAGAATCTTCTAGAATACCTTGTTGATTCAACTCAGTTATTCTAGCTCTCACACTAATAATATTCTGGTTTATCTTATCAGCTACTTCGTCTGCTGTATAGTTAATAAGCTCACCTAATTTAAATACATCTTCTACCATAAAAGATTGTCTAGGATATTGCATATTAATCTTGTCTGCTGCTTCCTTACTAGTGGATCGTTTCTTGTAACCAGCTTGGTACGGATATTGTAACTTTCTCTGTGAGTCCATTAAGCTTCTCCTTTCTTGAACAAAATGCCTCAAAGTCTACATAATCTGGTGGCTGAATATCATATTGGATATAGTTCCATAGATATGTTTGAGCATAAATCAGCTTATGCATAAAGTCATAATCAGGTTTGATTTCATATATCTTGTGTTGCAAATTACCAATCAAAACTGACAAGTAGGCTTTCTTTAATCGTGTTACAATCATATAATGTTGTAACTGTGGATAGTATCTATCTACAACGTCTTTGGCACTAAACGGACTAACATGTTTTGCTTCGAAGATTGCTTCTTCGCTTTTTATTTCTCCGTCTATTGTTGCATGTAGAAACTCTATATCTGGACTTGTATATACTTTGTTATTATTAACTACTTTTAATCCAGTTTGTTTTTGAAACCACTGAATATTAAATGGTTCGGTATATACTCCCATTTGAACTGGTAGAACTTCTGATAAATCATCTGGTTCTGCTCTACCTGTTTTAATTTCCCATATATCTTTCCATTCACCTTTGACTATCTTAATAGCATCAGTACCACCTAGAGATACTTCTAGGTTCTCTTTGCTCGATAGCTTTCTTTCTTTTGTTGCCATTCTTGCAACTCCTTTCTGTATTTGTCATAAAGCATATTCGCTGTATCATAGACTATTCGATTGTCTTTCACTCTGGGTGATAGATAGAGCTTCATAAACATTATATATTTATCATAAGTAAAATACTTCTTTGCAGCTTTCAGGATAAACTCTCTTTTCCTTTGCTTATAAGTCATAGGACTAGTGTTGTCCTGTTCTTTCAATACTTCTTTTTTATGTCTACCTAATATATCACTTAGAGTTTTCATCTGAACTGTAATAATGAATATCCTTTACATATTGATTAATTGCATCATTAATATCTTTGTGTAATGTTAGTAAGTTTCCAATAGGTATTTCTATTGGTCTACCTTTTGCATGATACACTTCATCTATTTCTGATTTAGTTAAGCTGAGTAATAATTTATCTTGGTAATATATTATCCTCATGGTCTTTCCTCTCTGTTAATGTTATCTGACACCCTAAAGTATCAGCCCAACAACAGAATAAATAACCACTCGGTTTGCGTATGCCTACTTCCCACTTGGAAACAAGACCTCTAGCAACACCCAATAGTTCGTCTACTGTTGCTTGGGTATACCCCAGCTTCTCTCTTGCTTTGACAAACTGGGGTATAACTTCCTTATAGAATTTCTTGCCTAGTGCATACTCCATAAGGAATTGATATAATAATTTAAGCAGCAAGTAAAGTGTTCCAATCTTGTGATTGCAACATAGCTGCCACTTTATCAGATCGTGATCTAAACTTATTCATAGGCTGCCCACGACCTTCAGGGTGTGTCGCCCAATGTGTCGCAGTTTGATAAACTGCATACATGTTTACACCATATCTACGTTTGTAAGTTTCCCAATGGGTAGATAGTTCTGACATAGCATAATCCGACACTCTAGGGTGGATAGGATCATCTATCTGGGCTAGTGTATTCTCAAACAAATATCTTACATTTTCTTGTTTAATTTGTTTTCTAGCCATAATCTCAAACCACTCTGGGAATTGATTAAATGAGTCTAATGCTCTGGATATATCAGAAGCACCGATAGAAGTTTTGGTATTCCAATTTTTCTTTGACATACCTTTGATCTTCCAATCGGCTCTCATACAACCATTAAGACAATAAACAATAATTGGACCAAATATAAATTGTTCAGCCCAGCGTAGATTGTAGGCAGTCCATGCCCATAATCGGAGCTTCAATGTATCTTTGCCAAAGGTAGTAGTCGTACCATGAAATGTAATTAAACGACTGAATTTACCACCATTATCAATGATATCATCTTGTACTTCTACATTGTCTAGGTCTAGAGAATTAGATTCCATAAGACCAGTGTTGAGCATATCGACAAAATCAGGATAAGTCCTGAGATTCTCGGCACTCGCATTGCTCATAGTGGCGATATATTTGTCATCATTAAACAACGCTTTTTTGTCTGGAATCTGTTCCCAATCACCATTCTGTAAATCGTGATAATATATTTCACGAATATTGGGGACAATGTTACAGTTTTCTGCTATGTGCAGTTTACTTTCGGTAGGTATCATGTATATTCCTTTCTATCACACATTATAGACCTTCTGTGGTGGGAGGGGATCAACCCCTTCCACCTAATTCCATTTCAATAAGATCAACAGTTTGTTCATCTACTTTACATAGATTATCTATTTGCTTTCTCATTACTTGAAGCATTAGAGTTGTGTTCTTGTCGAAATTATATCTATCTTTCTGTAACTCGATTAGATGTGCATATATTTCTGTCAATCTACCGAGTCGTTCTCTTGTGTATTCTAGCTGTTCTTCGTCAGCTATTTGTTTTTCCATTGCTAGTGCGTTTACTCTGCTCATCAATATTCCTTTGCATATCTTTGATTGCTTGTAATTCTGTTTCGCTAAATAAATCTGTAGAATCAGATAGTTCAGTAAACAGTTTAAGCACATTTGCACCCATAGCTATATTGAACTTTTGATAGTCAAATACCTTTTGGGTAAGCATTTCGAGTTGTTTATTAGTAGCTTGAAGTGCATCTAAGATGCTTTCTGACCACTTAATAAATGCTTTGGTTTGTTCGTCATTCATGTAGTTGCTCCTTCTGGTTGTGCATCATAACTAGCATCAGATCTATATCTATTGCCTTTAGGTTCATTAACATTACCGATAATATCACCTGTTCTAGCATCATAGACATGTCCCTCTGGGCTAATATGAAACACTTTCTTCATTGTATGATCGAAGTTATTGTTATTTAAATCTCTCTCGACTTTGTTGTAATTATACAAGTTAGTCATAGTTTTAGAGAAATCTGGGCTTAATAGCACTCTCCAGTACCATACTGCTCTACCTTTACCATACTTATATGCCTCGGTAGTTGCTAAGCCTCTAGCGACTGTTGATGCAGTCCTACTTATAAATGAGATCATTATTCACTCCTTTCGTGTATTGATCTTCGATTAATGTGTAATCTTCTGGTCCTATTTCTTCCATAAATCCACCTTCACAGGTTAGACATGGTTCTTCATCGACATAGCATTCGCCATTACATTCAGGACATATTATCTTTGACATCACACATTACCTCTTGCTTTAATATATCAAAATCTTCTTCTGTTAAGATCTTGAAATCACCATTTAAAAAGGTAAGTTTATAATAGTCTATTGTCTTACCATTGTAAATAACGCTATATTTATTTATTGCTTTAAATGTAATCATTTGTTCATTACTCCTTTCAAAAGCATAAAATCTAGTCCCTTAAATGGATAGTTTATTGGTCTACTAACATAAGGCTTTCTATTTTTAATCCTCTCTTTCCTTTTGCGTTCTGACTCAATTTCCATGCGTAATTGCTCGCTTATTTTATTGATTTCTAATTTATATTCTTCGACTGTTGAGGGATAAAATCCTCTTGGTCGCATACCATATAAGTCTTTATAGAGATCACTATATGTTCCCCCTAAGTCGCATAATTCCTCATGCTGTTGTTTAGTTAATACTGTATATTCCATTTTAACCTTTCTCCGAGCTGGCTCGGCATTCGCTCAACCTCTGGAGCGTTTTTTTTAAAAACGCTACCTTCCCGCAGAAGCGGGAAGGTACAAATCTCTATAAATTAGATGCCTTCTGGTAAAGGCACATGGTTTGGACTCGCCTCAATCACAGGCTCTACCAAATGGCTGTTTTTCTTTGACCAATTTGCTGCTTCCGCAAATTTCATCTGTCTAACAGGACCATTTTTGGATGTATATTTTAGGTAAGGTTTACCTAAGACCTGAAGATAAAAGTCCTTAGATGCTTGAATACGAAGCTGTTTAATACCGATAGAATACTCAAAGTTAGCAACGTCATTCTCTAACTTTGTAAGGGTATTAGCTAGTACCTCTAAGGATTGGAAGCTAGCAGTGGCAACATCTATATTATGATTACCATTAGCTTCTTTATGGGCTTTGAGTTGCCTTTGCTTCTCATCTAGCTTCTTTAACAAACCCTCTAAACCAAATTCTAGTTTAGATATATGAGATTGTAATTCCATTCTGAAATTATATAAATCGTCATATTTAATAAAAGAAGCATATTCTTGCTTCAGTCCATTTAGTGTGTCTTGACGAATACCGTCTAACACATACTCACGCTTTTGTTGTATATCCATGATGTTTTTCCTTTCTTTTATCATGTTGATATCTATATTCTCTTATCTAGATGAATCTCTTACCTAGTCTAACTAGATAAATCATCTATCTCCGAATATGCCTACTCTTGCATCAAAAATCACAAGCTTATCGGTGCGCCAATGATGTTGCACCGAGCGACTTGTTGTCTGCACCCTTGTGGTGCGACAACCTGTGTGAAGTGTGCGACAGGCTTGAGCATTGATAAGTGAAGGGATTTTCTGATAGTTCGCCGACCTTACCTGTAGCCACTCTCAACGATTTGTAACAGGCGAATAGAGCATATTCGAGAGAGAGATTCTCTCAGACAGCTACAGCGAGGCAAAATAAATAGGTGCGAAGCTCATGGGTAGAAAGCGACGACATTTCACCCTTGCCGAGCCAGCTGGCTGAGAGCCATTGTAACCCCCCTTGAGGGGGGAGAGGGGGGAGGAGCGACATAACAGTAAAGTAATAAGTTATTACCATTATATGCTTGACAACGGGATTTTAGCTCTCTACTAACATATATAGCGTGAACAAGTTACCAGATCCACAAGCAGAACTCACAGCCAAGCAAAAGACGCTTGTCGATACACTCGTAGCCGAAGGCTGTAGTATAAGAGAAGCGGCAACTAAAGCTGGATATTCAACGAAAGACGGAGGGAGAGTTAATGCAAGTCGGACACTACGACTCCCCAAAGTACAAAAGTACATGATGTCCCAAATAGCAAAGACAATGGGTTTGAGCGCAGTGCATGCAACACACAAGCTCGTGCAACTCTCAAGTTCCGCGAAGTCAGAGTATGTTCAGCTTGAAGCTAGCAAAGATATCCTAGACAGGGTTGGACTGCGCACCCCCGACAAGGTTCAGCATTCAGTCGTGGGAGATCTGAAAGTGAACATTGATCTTACGTAATTGGGTAGGGGGGTTGAAAACGCAGAGCGTTTGATAGTGATACATGTCTGACACACAACAAAGTCCCAAAAAGCTCTATAACCAGATACAGATACTGAACTGGTCCAGAGAGGAACAGCAGAAGTATAAGGTATGTTACGTCTGTGGGCAGTGGGGGACAGTCGCTTTAAAGGGAGAACATGGGAATTATTACTTTGTCTGTGCAGACCATTGGAAAGTGGATCCGTCTTATATGGATCAATAATATTTTTAGGAAAAAAAGGCTCTCAGAGCCTGATGAACACGAAGTATTCTTAGGATCAGACTCTTATTGAGAGAGATGAAGGGAAAGTACCTCTTTCTTTGTAATAGGTATAAGCCCAGTACCAGCCTTCTTTGTATTCTGTTTGCAAAAATTCTTTAACATCACGATCTGGATCTTCAAAGAAATTAACAAACGCTTTGATTAGTTTATTCATACAGCTGATATAATTAATATCTTATAGAAATCTAGTGCTAAAACCACACAACAGCTTTGATGTCAAGCCACATTTAGTGTGCATTGTATATATTTTTGAAATCAATAAGGTTTTCATTGACGTATACAAAGAGCTGCTATAAGCTAAGCCCGTCTGGTTAAGACAAAACGTCAAGTGTTGCAACACTATAAATAGATTGGAGAATAGATGCCAAACGTAAATGGAAAAAAATACCCTTACACAGCCAAAGGAATGGCTGCTGCCAAGAAAGATGCAAAGAAGTCAGGCAAGAAGATGACTATGACAAAAAAGAAATATGGCAAGTAAAGGTTTATACGCCAATATTAATGCCCGTAAGAAGAAAGGCATATCAAGATCAAAGAAGAATAGTACAGTCAGTCCTTCAGCATATGCTAATATGAAGGCTGGATTCCCTAAGAAGAAGAAGTAATGGTAGCGAAGAAGTACCAAAATCCTAAAGGGGGATTAAATGAAGCTGGAAGAAAACACTTCCAGCGTACAGAAGGAGCTAATCTTAAAGCACCCGTTAAAAAAGGAACGAATCCTAGAAGGATATCGTTTGCTGCAAGATTTGCTGGTATGAAAGGTCCTATGAAAGATGAGAAAGGTAGACCAACAAGGAAAGCCTTAGCATTAAAAGCATGGGGTTTTGGCAGCGTAGAAGCAGCAAGAAACTTTGCTAGAAGTAATAAAAAATCTTGAGCAGTAAAGCAAAGATCAAAGGTACTCGTGTTGAACGAGAAATCGTAAAACTATTTGAAGCAGAAGGCTTTGAAGCTAGACGACAGCCTATGTCGGGAGCAATCCAAGATTTTCCCCATGATGTTTATGTTAATGATTTATTTGATGGCACAACCATTGAGGTTAAGGCTAGAAAGAATGGTGCTGGATTCGCTCAGTTAGATAATTGGAAAGGATCAGCCGATATACTGATCTTGAAAAAAGACTTTGAAAATCCTAATGTGTATGTAGAATGGAAATTTTTTAAGGAGTTATTACATGCCTACCGACAATATAGATTCGGAAGTGAATTTGGAAAACAGAAAGATCTTTCAAATAAGCTGGGAAGAAAGACAAGCACTCAGAAAAATCGTGAGAAAAGTACATTTAAAATTCCTTCCCGAAAGTTCAATCAGCAACAGGGAATGCGACAAGCTGATAGAGAGTCTAGGTCCTTCGATCAGAGAAAAGCTGATCGTCGAGCATATAAAGAAGCTCTAAAGGATGCCCGAACTAAATTACAAGCCTCATGGCGAGGTCCTAAAGACATTTCTCAGATCTAATAAATTCTTTCGAGGATTAAGAGGACCTGTTGGATCAGGTAAATCTGTTGCCTGTTGTATTGAAGTATTCAAAAGAGCTTTACAACAAGAACCTGATCGTTCAGGAAAAAGAAAATCTCGTTGGGCTGTTATCAGAAATACCAATCCCCAATTAAAAACAACAACAATCAAGACATGGTTAGACTGGTTTCCTGAACAGGAGTTTGGAAACTTTGCATGGTCCGTTCCTTATACACATCATATCCATGTAGGAGATATAGAATTAGAAGTTATCTTCTTAGCACTAGATAGACCAGAAGATGTTAAGAAATTACTATCCTTAGAACTTACAGGAATATGGATTAACGAAGCTAGAGAGTTACCTAAGAGTATTATTGATGCTTGTACTATGCGTGTTGGTCGATTTCCTTCGATGAAAGATGGTGGACCTAGTTGGTATGGTGTGATAGCTGATACTAACGCACCCGAAGAAGATCATTGGTGGGCTGTGATGGCTGGAGATGTTCCTGTTCCAGAACATTTATCAAGAGAAGAAGCTTTAATGTTAGTCAAGCCTGATGATTGGGAGTTCTTTACACAACCTTCTGCTATGCTAGAGAAGAAAAATAGTAAAGGAGAACTAGAGTCTTATGAGAATAATCCTAAGTGTGAGAACAAAGCTAATCTAACAGATAAATATTATCTTAATATTATCAAAGGTAAGACTAAAGGCTGGATTGATGTTTATGTAATGAATAAACTAGGATCTATTGAAGAAGGAAAACCCGTTTATCCTAGCTGGAATGAGGCAACACACCTATCAAAAGAGCCACTCGAACACTTAAACAATACTATCTTTATAGGAATAGACTTCGGATTGACACCAGCGGCTGTATTCGGACAGAAGTTAGTAGATGGTAGGTGGTTAATACTGCATGAATTAGTTTGTTTTGATATGGGTATTACCAGATTCTCTGAATTATTAAAAACAGAGATAGCCAAAAAGTTTAGAGGACAAGATATCGAGATCTATGGAGATCCCGCTGGAGATTTTAGAGCACAGACAGATGAATCTACTCCGTTTCAGATCCTGAGATCACAAGGATTGAAGGCAGTTCCCGCTCCTAGCAATGACGTTGCTTTGCGTACAGAGGCTGTAGAGGCTGCTTTAAACAGAATGGTAGACGGAAAGGCTGGCTTCCTCCTAAACTATAGCTGTATCAATCTAAAAAAGGGGTTTAATGGGGGTTATCACTATAGGCGACTGCAAACATCTGGAGATCGCTATGATGAGAAGCCTATGAAGAACAGATATTCGCATGTTCATGACGCTTTACAGTATTTAATGCTAGGTGCTGGAGAAGGTAGATCGTTAATGGCTGGAAGATCAACGCAACCTACAGTGGCTAAGACGAGAAGCTGGAATATCTTTGATAATAAAACAAGGAAGAAGTCTATATGGCAAAGCAGAAAAGGGTTTTAGTATTTTTCCTACAGAACAATGACTTTGATAAGTCAATTAAGTTCTTTAAGAAAGGATTTAAACATTGTGGGGTTCTATATCATGATACTACTTGTAATCATTGGATTATTGTAGAATATATCTATGGTCAAATGCTTATTGAAGTCTTAGATAGTAAGAAAACAGATGCGTTTTTTGAGTTACTTAAACAAAAAAAAGCTAAAGTTCTCAAGGGAGATTGTGCGTTTAATCATACAAAGTTTCCTACTATAATGAAATCTTGGATTAAAGAACATAGCTGTGTATCTTATGTTCAAAGAATACTAGGATTAAATAAATGGTGGATATTTACACCCTATCAATTATATTGTGCGTTGAAAAAACATAATTTTTGTGAAATAGAACTATAATGGGAAGTTTATTCGGATCAAGAACGCCAAAAAAATCAGAAGCTGAGCTAGAACAAGAAAGACGCTTGAAAGAAGAAAGAGAAGCGGCTGAAAAAGAAAAAGAAGAATTAATTGCAAAGCAAGAGAAGCAAAAGAAAAGAAGATTAAAAGGCTTAGTAGGACAAAGATCTCTGTTTACCAGAGCTGGTGGTAGAGGTTTTTATGATGAAAAAGGAAAAGAGATAAGTTAATGGGAGCAGAAAAAGGTTCAGCTAGTAGTTCATCTAAAGCTGGAATGTCAAATAAATCAGCAGCAACAAGTCCTGTTGTTCAAGGAATTAAAGCTGACCAATATGCTAGAAAGAAATTAGGAATTGTTACTACAGTAGCTGGTCCTGTTAAAGGAGCATCAACTAGTGTTACTGGTTTTTATTCTACTAAGAGTAAAGATCAAATGTATGGTAGTGAATACCAAGCTGCAAGAAATGAATACTTAGCATCTCAAGGTTTAGGTACTATGCAAAAGAATGGATCTTTTACAACAGGAGTTCAAACAGATAAAGGTTTAGTGTTTACTTCTCAAGCAAGAGAAGCTTATGAAGCATCTAAGAGAGAGCCTATTCCTCTATCAAGACAGATGTATGATTCTCAAAAAAGAGTAGGAGCTACAGCATTTGGAATTATGGGTGCTATGATGGGAATGCCTACATTAGGATTAACATTAGCATCTAACATTTATAACAAGCCTTATTCATCTTATGTTAATTTAAATAGATACAATACTTACTTTACACCAACAAGTGGTGGTGGTAGAGATGGTGGTAGTAATACAACAACTTCTACTACAGGAACTACAGCTACACCAGTAATTGAAGATTCAGCTAAAAAACAAGCATCTTTAACAGCAGCAAGAGTAAAAGAAATGGCTGCGGCTTCTAAAAGACAATTTTATAAAATATCTGGTAAAAGTATTACTGGAAAGATGAGTCCTGTATAATGCCTTATGTTCCTGTCTTTGAAGTAGAAGAAGAACAGTATGGAAGTCTAGATCCTAGAGTCCAATTATTCTTAAAGAAATATAAAGAAGCAGAATCAATCCACGATCATTGGAAAGATAAGTATGAAGAAGCATACGAATATACTATGCCTCAAAGAGAATCTTTTTATGAAGAAACGATTGGAGAAAGAAGAACTGATAAGATCTTTGATGAAACTGCTGTTGTAGGTATTCAAGAGTTTGCCTCAAGATTACAATCAGGAATGGTTCCCACCTATGGTCGTTGGGCTAATCTAGAAGCGGGAGTAGAAATCCCTGATGAAGTTAAACCAGAAATTAATGAACAGCTAGATGCTATTACTAATTACATCTTTGAAGTATTAAGTGGATCTAACTTTAATCAAGAAGTTCATGAAGCATTTATGGATCTTGCTATTGGTACTGCTGTCCTTC